AACACCAGCGACGATGCCCTTCTTGGGGTCAGTGCCCCACGCCATAAGGCGGAAAATGTCGTCAGGCTCGAAGTTGATATCCGAGTCAATGAACATGAGGTAGTCGCAGTTGGACTCCAGCAGGTCTTGCGCCAGCAGATTGCGAGCACGGGAGACAACAGAACAGCCGCAGATGCTGCCAATCTGAATATCAATCCCGTGCTGCGCAGCCTGTTGCGCAAAGCGAGCGAGCGAAACTGCCAGCTTCAAGGACACCTTGAAGTCGTATGCAGGCAGAGCAACGAAGATGCTCTTACCTGCTAGGTCGTAGCTCTTTTGCGCCTGCATAGGTCACCCGTAGAAGGTTGTAGCAGTTAGGTTAGCATCCAACCCTGCATAAATCCCATTTTCAGCAAGGATGCCTTCGCCGGGAACAAGTATAGAGTAAGCAACAGCGTTATAGCTGTCGGCTTCCAACAATACAGTTAGGTAGGCCGTTACGTTACCTGTACCAGACGCCGCCGTAGTAACCGTAAAGGTGGTGGCATTAGCAGTAAGTACCGTATACGCGCCGTCCACAGCGGTACCACTAGTAAAATCTAGGAATACCCTATCACCCGCAACTAGAGTATTTGCTACCGTAACTGTTAGTGTGGTTGAGGCAATGCTGTACGTACCCGCTTGCGGGTCGTTGTCCATAAAAAGGACGTGCCTTGCCGCCGCAGAAGCGTTTGCGGAAATAATAGCCCCTTTCAGGCGCGTACGGGAGCCGTACACAACGCCCGAAGTGGACCTATGTTTGGATTTGACATCATACTGCATACCCATCGGATTTCTCCTTCTTAGAGGTTACCGATTAGGTGTTAGCAGTGAAGATCGTCGTCAGCCAAACTGCGTCCGTGGTCGCAATGCACTGAAGCCAAGTCGAACCTTCCATGGTCACCGAAGCGGTGCCGTTGATGGTGTCGCTGGTGTTTGCATAAACGATGAGGCCGTTCGTAGCCGCCGAGTTGTAGACCGAGATGGTCGTACCAGCGACAGCCGTCGGCAATGCAACACCGTTCGTGCCAGAAGCGCTGCCAACGACGTTGACACCGTTCGAAAGAGCAGCGGCGGTTGCGAGGTTAGTACCAGCAGCGGTGACAGCAGCAACCGGCTGAACAACGGTGCCCGTAACGGTGCCCGAAATGTTGCCTGTGACGTTGCCTGTGACGTTGCCTGTGACGTTGCCGGTCAGGTTACCAACGAAGCCATTGGTTGAGATTACTGGACCCGAAAAGGTTGTATTCGCCATGATTTATCTCCGTGTAGTAGCACCACCCCATACCGTCTCTACTACGTCTGCTAGGGCAGTCGGTATGGATCAATTACCTAGGTGAGTAGGTATAACATCAAAAAGAAAAGAGGGGAAGAAGTTTCCCTCTCCCCCTCCCCCTGTTTCCTTAGGCAGCGCCTTCGGAAGCGAACATGCCCAGCGGGTCAGACCAGCCGAACGAGTAACGCTCACGGCTCTTGTAACGGACGTTGCCGGTGTCGAAGTCGCCGTCCATGCTCTGGGCGAGCGGAGTACGGACGAAGTGCTTCAGACCATTCGGAACATCGGTCGTCAGGAACCAAGCATCGGTGTCGGTCAGGAAGTGGTTAACGGTGTAACCCTCCGGAATCGAGCCGTTGCTCTTGATAGCGTTGATGTTGTTGTCAGCCGTGTTCACCTGAAGCTCGGTTTCGAGCAGTCGGGTTGCAACGAACATCAGGCTTGGCGGAATCACCAGCTTCTTCGGCTTTGCAGCGATCAGAAGCCCACGTTCATCCGTCCACGCTGCAATCTGAATTACAGCCGCTTCAAGCGACGTTTCGTTCAAATCAGCAGGAGTGCTTGGGATGTTCGAGTTGGTGCCACCGGAGACCAGCGGATGGGAGGCCGAGAACAGCGGTTGACCGTCACCACCGGGGTAATCGGTATCAAAGCCGTTGTTCAGGACCGCAGCAGCCTTGGTCTGCTTGGTGTACGCCATGGCACGAGCCAACGCCTTGGTATAACGAGCCGAGAGGCTGTCATACAGGTTGTCTTCGATGGCTTCTTCCGTGAGCGAGAACCCGAGGGCAATCGTCTCATGGTTGTAGCGAGCCGTGAAGACTTCCTGAGCGTTGTCATAAGCAATGGCAGAACCTTCGTTCTTAACCGGAGCAGCCGAGAAGCCCGACAGCTTGGTTTCTTCTTCGAACGAACGCTCGGAAGTTTCCGTTTCGAAGATTTGCTTATGCTCTTCGCCATAGCGAGCATATTCCAGACCGAACAGGGCGTTCAGGCCGGGCAGAAGCTCCTTGAGAAGCTGTGCGCGTGAAATTGCCATTGTTCAGTCTCCTTATGCGAGGCCAGTGGGGTTCAGGTACTGATGCATACCCTGATTCCACTTCACGATAACCTCGGTGTAAGAACCGGGGCTACCAGCAATTGTGGTTTCATGGACAACATCAATCACGCGGATCGGCCATGTCGAGGTAGTACCTTCGGTCGAGTCAACACCGACCTTAGAGTTGCCCGTGATGGTCGAGCCGGTGTTGTTCGCACCGTTCGCCAGTTTGACGTTCGAGCCGACAGCAGCCTGAGTCAGGTAGCTGACGGTATTCGAGTTGGTGCCAGCGCACACAGCGACCTTGAACAGCGCATCCGGGTCATCAAGGACGTAAGCCGTGATGTCGGAGATGTTCGTGGTGCCGGGATAGAACTGGCGGAAGGTCACACCGTAGGTGGGGTCCGTATAGGTGCAACCAAGGAAGACACCAACCGGCGTAGCAGCGTCAGTACCGGTATCCTTGCCAACCGTACCACTAGCAAGCAGCTTCACGACGTCACCATAGAAGATGGCAGTCGAAGAGTTGGTTGCAATGGGGATTTGGCGCGTGGAACCGGCAAAAACCTGCCCGCCGATCAGATTGATCGGAAGAAGCCCGTATGGGCTCGTAACGGAAGGATATGCCATTGTTAAGCTCCTAGCTTAGCGTTTGCCACTACCGAACGAAGTCGTAGACCTTTTCTCCCTGAAGAGGGGCATACGATTATCGCTCTCGCGCATGAAGTTGTTGTCTACTGAGTCCATCTGAGCCTGATTCTTCTGCGAAAAGTAAGCCTTACGCTGGCGCATCATCTCATTCGGGGCTTTGCAGAGCAGCAACCCACCTACCTCGATATTGTCTTTGTAGCGGCTGTCTGGGTCGGTCATGCCATCAAACTGTGGTTGCTCTTCGATACGGACCGGCTCCCAACCTTCACGTCGTTTTGACATCAGGTTCTGGCCGTCCGCTTTACCTGCTGAAGCAACACGAATCCAACGGTACGAATAACCCGGCTGTTGATCCGGTTCTGGCAGCAACGAGGCCGGCTGCCATACTTTGGGCCTCTCCGACTGTTCACGTGTTTTACGCGGTGCACGACTAGATGAAATCTGTTCGTCCAACTCGTCCATGATGCTACGATCCGTCATATCAATTCTCCATCTTCATTACTTCACGAGCATATTGCTCGGGAGTCAGTCCAAACTTCTTGGCCACAGCCAATTGGGTTGTACTAAGCCTAATCTTTTTGGGGGATCGGCTACGAGAAGCGGGAGCGACAACGGAAGCAGCCCTAGGTTCACGTGTGACAGCTCTGGAGTCACCGTTAGCCACTTCGTCTCCCCCGAAATAATCGGGGAATCTACGACGGATTGTTTTGTCAACCGTCGCCCAATATTCGTCGGAACCAACAAACTGTGGGCCCCGTTCGTTTACGAGCTTTTGATGTAGCCCGAGTGCCGAGGCAGTCATCTCCGGGTCTGTACCGTACCATTGATTGCGCTCTTGCCACGCCATCGTCGTACGGTCAGGTTGCTGGATATTAGCCTGCCCTTGCGGGATTTGTACCTCAGTTTCTGGGGCCTGTAAAGTAGGGCGGTAATTATTAAGCTGCTGCATCTTAAGCGCTGCATCAGTTAGCTTGCGCTGTGACTCCACAACACGGTCTGCATCACCCGCTTCATAAGCATCACGGTACAACCGCTCCGCCTCTTTAAGCTCATACTCTGCCTGCTGCTTGTAGCTTGTCAGCAGGTGGTTTTCGCCGTCGCTAAGCGTAGATTTCAGCCGCTTGTTTTCTTCGTACAGGCGCTGTGCAGCACTAAGGGCTTCAGTCTGTTCGCGCTGGTACCGCTCCTTTTCACGGCGCTCGTCGTGCCAGACCTTCTTCATCTGCTTGAGGCGGAGCTTTACCTTCTCCGAATACTCCTCAAGCTCATCAGATTCGAGCTCGGCCACGATCTCCTTAGGCATAGGCTCTCGCCCACGGTCCTGCTCCGGAGTGTCGTCTTCGACCTCAATCTCGGGTTTACTTCGCGCCGTAGAAACAGGGGTTTCGTCAGTCTCGATCTCAAATTCAAACTCATCGTCTGGCTGGGTAGCCATGATTACGTCTCCTTTTGTACGGGCAAGCCCGTTTATTTGCGCTTGATACCGCGCGGGTCTTCCACAACAGCCTCGACGCTATCGTCGTTGATGATGCGGAACTCACGGCCATGGATTTCCACCCGAGTACCCGCGTTGGGGCGCACAAGGACGAAATCGCCTTCCTTGCACCACGGGCCAGAGGGGAACCGCTTCTCGTCACCATAGGCATCAGGGCCTACTTTGACGACAAACAGCACAGTCGTGAGGAGTTCTTCCCGCTCAATCATGCTATCGGTCTTGAAGATGCCACCCGTGGTCTTCTCTTCGATGTCGGGGATGGCACACAGGATGCGATAGCCCTGCGGGTCGGGAAGTTGCTTAGCCCGGTCCTCGACGGGAACCTCAGGCTCTTTGAGTGGTGCGTTGAGCACTTTGCCGTCCACGCCAACGAGGGCGGGGGCCACAATACCTACGATCTCAGTCATCATCTTGCTCCAGCTTTTGGGCTGTCTCGATAATAATATCCTTAGCGGTCAGGAGGCCGCGATACCGACCACAGGCGAACTTGTACTCGCCAATCTCGGACGCCTTCCCCATCGCAAGGTCACGTTCGATGTCCTTGCACGCTTCGTCTATCCTGTGAGCTAGGTGTAGTAAGACTGTACTCATTCATTTTCCTTAGGCGGTGCATTGGAAACAGGGGGTTTCTCTGCGGTTTGTGCCATCTGCATGGACTCACGAGCGACTTGCACGCCGATGCGAAGCCCAGCTTCTTGCTCCTTGGCGGACAAATTAGCTTTATCCGTTGCAATCTTGGCCCCAACTTGGAGGCCAGCGATTTCTTTCTGCGCGGCGATGCGCTCGCGCTCGACGTCCATACGATCCGTCTTCTCAGCGGCTTCGATCTGGAGCTTCTGCTGCTTCAACTGAAGCTCGCCCTGCTTGATCTGCAACTCCTGCATCTGCATCTGGACAATGGGGTCTTGAGCCATCTGCTGGTTCTGCTGTTGCTGAGCCTCGCCCTTGTTCTTCTGGAGAAGCTGGCCTGCGGCAGCGGCTGCCAGACGCGAAACCTGAAGCTCAACGTCTTCCGACATATCCGAGTTCGGTGGCGGCAGCGGGACGCCTGCCTGAAGCTCAATCTGGCGACGATACTCAAACGCCACGTGCTCTTGGATGTGCGCCGCCATGGCAGCCATCATCTGCTGCGCCTGCGGGTTCTGACCCACCACCTGTTGGATTTTAGGGTCCTGCATCGCGGTCATATGGACGGTGATATGCGCCTCGTGGTCTTGGTAGATGAACGCCTTGACCGGCTTCATATTCAGGACGTCCATGTTCTCGCTAACCGGATCACGCGGCTTACGGTCGTCGTCGTCCTTTAGGGGCACAAGCTTCTGAGCATTCTTGATGCCCAACACCTCCAACATCTGCCGGTGCAGATAGGGCATGTCGTAGATTTGCGGCGCACCCTGCGCCAACTGGATAACTGCCTGATACTGGACGATCTTCTGCGCCATGGTGGCAGCGTTAGGGTCGCTTACCGGCAGCACATCGACGTTGTCGTAGTCGGACTTCTTGGCCTTGCGGCTGCCTTCTTCCGGCTCGTAGGAGTAAGACTCCGGCGTATAGTCAGCGATGATGTGCTTGAGGAGCTTGAACTCCTGCTTCATCGAGTAGTGGATGCGCGCCTGCACCGCCGACATCATCTTGAGGCTGCGCTCAAGGATAGCCAGTGTCGTCCCCACAGGGGCGTTTGCCGACATGTCAGCGACCTGAAGGTCCGCCATACCAGCGAAGCGACGGCCTTCCTCTACGATGGTACCCAGCAGGCTGTAGAGGACCTGTGACGGCTCTTTATACGGCAGCGGCATGATGTTGTCGCGCATCGTGCCTGACGCCACGTCCACGTCTCGCCACTCAGCAGGGCTGATGGGCGTGTCATCACCTTTGACCCGCAGCCCCTTAGTCTTGAAGCCACCGGGCAGGTTGCTCAGTGTGCCTGCATCAACAAGCTGACGGATGAGGCTGGTGCCTGACTTGGCAAAAGCACCGATGAGATGGATGAGGCCGAAGGCGTAGAAGCCAAAGCCGGGTACATAGGAGTAGTGTACGAAGTGATTGCGCTTGGTTTTGAGCTTGTCGTCGGGCTGCCAGTTGCGCCGGATGGCGAGGATTTCGCTTGATCCCTTCTCAATCGTAACAATGTAAGGAAGAGCGATACCCTCATCGTCCTTGTCCCTAAACTTGTCGTCCTCAATGATGAGATCGACCTGCATTTCCAGTAACTTGTACCGGTCGTCGGTCGTAGCACGGAAGCCAAGGCGCTCCGCAATCTTCTTCTCGACCTCATCAAGCGTATTGTCAGGCTCGCCAAGCTCCACATCGCGGTAGAAGCCATCACGCTGGAGCTTTTTAAGCTCGTTGGGCGTCTTGCGCATCACATGGGTGACACGCTCAGCAGATTCGAGGTTAGACGCGCCATAGGGCACCACAACGTCGTCTGCGGGCACGTACATCGACACCTGCCGCCCTATCGACGGGTCGTAATACACCTTCTTGAACGCGTTACCGGCAAGACCCAAGCCCCACAGCATCCGCTCGTGCTCTGGGCGGTACTCAACCATGCGGTCGGTCAGCTGGTAGTTCATATCGTCTTGGACGCGCCGCGCTGCATCGCGCTTTTGCGGTGTTTCTTTGCCAATAATCTGCGTCCGCACCGGCCCTTGGGCCGGGAACGTCTCCATCATGGTCTCAGCTTGGAACTTAACGACCGATTCAGCGAGGAGCGGGTGATACACACCGCAGGCACCGGGCCACGGCTCGGTGCGGTCCTCAACCTTCATCCCCAGAAGCTCAAGACCATCGACGTAAGTCTGTATCCAGTCACGGCGACTGGCGATATCGTCGTCGTAGTCCCCGATCAGGTCGCCTACAAGCTCGGTTAGCTCGCCTTCACCAAGGGCTTCCGCAAGGTTTTCATTAAATTCTTGGTCCTCGTCGTCATCACCGGGCTCAATCTCGATCTCCAGCCCATCCATGCCGATGGTGACGGACTCAGGGTCCTCGATCTCAATCTCAATGTCGGGTTCTGTGTTCACTCCCGGCATCACACCTCCGGAAAACGACGCATCAAGACCCAGCGGCGCTTGATTGAGAGCTTTATCAACGGCCATCAGTAATATCCCTGTTGCTTACGGCTCTTAAAGTATATGATATCGTCGGGTTCGTCGAGGTTAGTTGTCACGTAACCACCCTTACGGAACCGGTGCATCGCCATAGAGACGGTATCGACGTAGTCATCATGAGAACCCGCAGGAAACTCAGCCACTTCATCAATGACTTCTTCCGCCCAGCGGGTGGGTGGTGCCCATACTCTTCCGGAGGCGAATATGTCAGCGACGGCGTTCAACCGGCTGATCTTGTCATTGCCACGCGTTGGGGTGAACTCCTGTACTGGGATGCCCATAGCACGCATCTCGTAGATAAGCGGCGCACCTGACGCCTTCTTTTCAATGATGACGCCGTCCGGACTCCACTCTTTATACTCCTCGATGGCTGCCTTTTTAAGCTCGGGGAACTCCATGCGGTCGCGGAAGGCGTTGAGCAGGATAATATTGGCCTGAGATATGCCCGAGTCGTCTGCTTGGTAGAACACACCCCATGTCGTGCACG